GCACTTCGAACGGGTGCGGTTCGACAAAGGCGTGGCCGATGCTGCCATTGCCAAAGGCCGGGCAATAGCTTTGGCCGACAGGATGCCGCCGCCTATCAGCACCGATCCGACATGGTATCAATGCGGCTGGTGTCCCGCAAAGGCGATGTGCCACAAGTCACAGCCGACGAAGGAAGTGAATTGCCGCACATGCGCCCATGCCACGCCGAAAGATGACAGCACTTGGCACTGCGCCCGGTGGGACATGCCTATTCCGCCAGAAGCTCAGTATGACGGATGTAATGACCACGTTTTTCACCCTGACCTTGTGCCGTGGCAGATGGAAGGTTCAGACGATGGCTTATCAGTGACTTGGCTGATTGGGCAAAGCCGCCTGCGGAATGGTTCTGGCGGGCTGACATCGCGGCAGTTGCTGGATGAGACTGTGCAGGCGTTGGCGGGTTCATTCAATGCTTCGTGATTATCAAAGGCGATCCCTTGACGATCTTTACGATTGGATGCGCTCAAACGATGGCCATCCCTGCCTTGTGCTGCCAACCGGAGCCGGAAAGAGCCACATTGTAGCTACACTTTGCAAAGAGGGACTGCAAAACTGGCCGGAAACGCGGGTGCTGATGCTTACCCATCAGAAGGAGCTTATCGAACAGAACGCCGTCAAGATGCGCGAACATTGGCCCGGCGCGCCGCTGGGCATCTATAGCGCCAGCATTGGCAAGCGCCAGCTTGGGGAGCCAATCACGTTTGCAGGCATCCAATCGGTGCGCGAAAAGGCTTCGCTGCTAGGCCATGTCGATCTTGTTATTATCGACGAATGCTTCGTTGCTGGAACTAAGGTTTCCACACCTTCTGGAAATGTCGACATTGACAAAGTGAGGTGCGGTGATGTAGTAGTTAATCAATGTGGGTTTGGTGTGGTTGAGGCAATTAGCTGCAAGCCCGCGTTAGAGACATACATTGTGGAGTTGTCCGATGGACGATTTATTGAATGCACGGGAAACCACCCATTTTTCACATCCTCTGGCTGGAAAGCCGCGCGGAAATTGGAGGACGGAACGTATCTTTTTGGCGTCGAAGACGTGTCCGGCTTGTGGAACTGTGTTCAAACCTTGGATCAAGCAGGATGTGACCAAAAAAGTTGTTTCGGCCATGCAAGAGAAGTTGTGGCACAAGCAAGCTTATTGCTCAGTGAAATGTGCAAAGAAGTCACATCCAACAGTTTTGACCGCGCAAGCCCGCAAAAAAATCAGCAAGCGGCTAAAGGAAATTCGTCACTCACCTATTCAGCGTGGCGGCAACGGGCAATTGCTGCCTTTGCCTCAATTGGCTCTGCTTCACGCTTTGGGAGATGGTTGGACGGCGGAATTGTCAATCAAGACGAACGCCGGCCATCGCAACGGAATCTATCCGAATTGCTACAAAGTGGACATTGCCAATCAAGAAAAAATGATTGCAATAGAACTGGACGGCGGCTCTCACAGCAGCATAGAAAGGCAGGAAAAAGACAGCAAAAAGATGGCTTATTTAGCGGGGCTTGGGTGGTCAGTGTATCGCGTATCGAACGAGAAAGCCCTGCACTTGTATACAACCTTCAAGTCAGTGGACACCCTTCTTACTTTGCTAATGGAATAGCTGTTCACAATTGCCACCTTGTCAGTCATAAAGACGAAGGCGGCTATCGAAACTTGCTAAACGCCTTGCTGGCCATCAATCCGGCGTTGCGTGTTATCGGGCTGACAGCCACGCCATATCGCCTGGGCCACGGCTTGATTACTGACAAGCCGGCGCTGTTCGATGGCCTGATTGATCCGGTGACGATTGAAGAACTGGTTTACAAAGGCTTTTTGACCACGCTGCGAAGCAAGGTGACGAAGGCCCGCTTTGACTTGGATGGCGTCCACAAGCGCGGCGGCGAATTTATCGAAAGCGAATTGCAGGCGGCGGTTGATACCGAGGACAACAACAGCGCCGTTGTGGCTGAAATCATGGCGCTAGGTTCAGATCGTAAACATTGGCTGCTGTTTTGTACAGGAATTGAACATGCCCAGCACATTGCCGATCTGCTAAACGAACGCGGCATTGCAGCCGATTGCGTGACTGGCACAACGCCAAAAGCTGAACGGGAGCGCATGATTGCCGACTTCAAAGCTGGGCGGATTCAGGCGCTAACCAATGCCCAAGTGCTGACCACCGGATTCGACTTTCCGGCAATCGACCTAATCGCCATGCTGCGGCCCACCATGTCACCGGCACTCTATGTGCAGATGGCTGGGCGTGGGCTTCGCGTTGCGCCGGGCAAGGCTGATTGCCTAGTGCTGGATTTTGCCGGCGTTGTAGCTACACACGGCCCGATCACTGCTGTGCAACCGCCAATTAAAGCCGGCAAGGGTGACGGCGAAGCGCCGGTAAAAGTCTGCGAGTTTTGCGATGAGCTATGCCATCCCAGCCTGAAAATCTGCCCGGCGTGTGGCTCAGAGTTTCCAGCGCCAGAGCCTAAAACCTATCGGCTGCACAACGACGATATTATGGGATTTGCCCCGTCTGAAATGCCTGTCACGTCATGGCGCTGGCGCAAGCATACCAGCAAAACCAGCGGCAAGGATATGCTGGAAGTGACCTACTACGGTGCGCTGTCCGATCCTGGCGTGAAGGAATATCTCACCGTCACCCACGAAGGCTATGCCGGGGAGAAAGCGGTGGCCACGCTTGGCATTATTGCCAGCAATGCCGGCGTTGCGCTTAAGCCTAGCATGACGCTAGACGGTGTTGCGGCGATCCTAAACGGTGGCAAGCCGCCAACCGGCATCACATACAAACGCGACGGTAAATATTATCGCATAATCGGAAGGATATGGGGATGAGCATGGCAACAAAGCCAGCCGCACTAATTGACTGGGAAGCTGCCCGGCCTAAGCTGTGCTGGGATTGCAACTATTTCCACAGGGAAACCAATCATTGCCACAAACACGCCGCAACGCCACCGCATCAATTTCAGGGAACGCCAAACGCCTGCACGGATTGGAAGGAACACGATCCATACGATGTGCAGCCAAGGGAGGTGCCGTTTTGAAGGAGCGCGTCGAACGCCTACCCACTGAACATGAAGAACAGCGGGAAATTGTGTTTTGGTTTCGCCGGAAATTCTCCGATGTTCGCATATTTTCGATCCCGAATGGCGGCTGGCGATCCCGCGCCACTGCGGCCAAGCTGAAAGCCGAAGGCGTTAGCCGTGGCGTTCCCGATCTATTTGTGCCGGCCTGGGGATTGTGGATTGAGATGAAGCGAACGCAAGGCGGGCGCTTGTCGCCAGATCAAAAAAGCTGGCACCTTTACCTAGCATCAATCGGCCAAACCGTGTTGGTTTGCTATGGTGCAGACGATGCCAAGCGCCAGATCGAAGCGCACATAAAAGCGGCGGGTTTTTAGGCCCGCCGCAGTCATTTCACGCTGTTCTGTCAATGAACATATCGCCCTGGCGTTGCGCGTCCTCAATGCGCCGACAGGCAATATCGAAATATTTTGGCTCGCGCTCGATGCCGATGAAATCCCGGCCCATTTGGACGGCTGCAACGCCTGTGGTGCCAGAACCCATGAATGGGTCTAGGATAGTGGCCGCGTCGGGTATCTGGTCAATTGCCCATTGCATCACGCCAAGCGGCTTCTGCGTCGGATGCTCGCTGCGCTCTTCGTGGCCCTTGCGGATCATCCCGTTCCACATATGGCGCTTGACGCGAACCGGTTTGTCTAGGTTAGTCCACGCCAGTTCGGCATCAGCAAATGCGTTGCTGCCATTTTCTTTATCCCACACCAACCAGCACCGACTTGCAGGAAGGCCAAAGTAGTTCCCGCCAAAAATGATCGACCAGCGGCCAGCCGCAACAACCGCCGCAATAGTCTCATGGCTTGGCGGCGCGCAGTCCCAGCCAGTCGCATCATACTGACGCTTGGCAGCAGCAGCGTTGCCGTATTTCGTGCCGCTTTGCTTGGCCATCGCCACATCGACGCCAATCCCATAAGGCGGGTCAGTTACCACCGCATCAACCTTACCCAGCGTTGGCAACACGTCCCGGCAATCGCCTAGATAAAGCGTTGCGCGCCCAATTTTTTCCACCTTCACGCCGCATAGCTCCACACACGCCAGCCGCGCTTGGCTGCTACGGTGCGATAATGCCGCTCAAATTCCGCCGTGGCCTGCCTGGCGCTGCGCTCAATGGCGAGATCATTGGCCGCCCAGCCGGTGCCGATTGCGCGAACCGCCGACTTGCGTGGCGGCAGATTGATGCGTTCAATACGGCGGCGAACCGATGTGTGGGCCACGCCCAGCCGATCCGCAATCTCCATAATGGTCGCGCCATCAGACCACATCTGCCGCAGCGTGGCATCAGCCTTGCCATACCACCGCCCATCAACGCGGGTATTGCTGCAATTCAGCCGGTAAGCGCGGCATTTGACCGCTGAAATATTCCGGCCCGGCAAAGCGGCTGTGACCTGTGCGTAGGTGTCACCGGCCTGCATCATGCGGGTCAGAATTGCATCTTCGTCTGGCGTCCAGTTCTTTAGCGTCATGCGTCTTGCTCCCTTTTGGTTAGTTCATCAGCCAGGCCATGAACGCTTAAGGCGCGTTCGATAGCGTTGGCCATCACCCGGCGCGGCGTCATTTTGCCGTTCCGAATCCGGTTGATATGCGACTGCGAACAGCCGATCAGCGCCGCCAGCTTAACGTCATTAAGCCCGGCTAGGCGCATTGCATGGGTCATCGTTTTGCTCATGGCGCTTAGATAGGGGTCAAAATAAAATGCTGCAAGCATAAAATTATGCTTGACGCATAGGACGGACGTTGGCAATGTGGCTTCAACAACAACGGGGCAGCGCCCCACAAGACGGAGACGACAGATGGCTAAGTTTCAATGGACAGACATTGTTCGCATCAAGGGCGAAACCGAAACATGGGTAGTGACCAATCACAGTGAAGTGACTTTGTTTGATGGCAGCAAGGTGCAGTTGGTAGACATTTCCCGCTTTCGCAAAAATGCAAGCGTGTTGGCTTCAAGCCTTGAAATGGCCAACTAAGTTTTAACCAGACATCACCCTACAACAACGGGAGACAACACATGCTACGCGAAGCTCTACCAATGGCCTGCCTGTTTATCTGCCTTGCCTTGCTGGCAATGATCTAAGGGGGAATGCAAATGTATAGCGCCAAGGAAGTTGCAAACTGGGTGATGAACGCGCCGGAAGGCAACATCGTCGCCAAGATTGTCAGCGATGCTACTCACTCCATTCCCGGTGATCTTGGCCGCTTTGTGAGGCTGCTAGACGATGAGGGCTATATTTTCGCCATGTGGCATCGCGCACTAACCAGCGAGGGCCAGCCGATTTATACATGGCATTTTCAGCGCCGTCGCCGCCCAGCCAATCAAATCGTGCTGAACGCATTGATCAAACATGCCGCCAACCGCCAGCCTGCGAGTCTGTGAGATGAAGCCCAAAGTTATTATTCATGATCGCGCATTCTGGCGACTCTATGATGATGGGCGCATGGTTCGCATTTATGCTAACGAGCGCATTAGGGCGCATCTGTCACAGGTTAGATCGGTGGAAGTGCGAATGGCCAAAGACGAAGCCCCGCCGAAGCGCACCAACCACCCGCCGCGCCCGCCCGGCACTATGCCCACGCTGCCCGCCGCTGATCGTGACATCGGTGATAAGACATTGACCGAATTGGCGCATCATTTTGGCTGGGGCAGCGTCTACCGCTTCACAGATGCGCTGCGCCGGCATCGCCGCGCTATCTATGAGGCTGCCCGCGCCAATGGCCGCGAACGGGCAAACGCCAACTTGATGACGCCACCACCAATGGACGCCAGTTAGCTCTTTTTCTTGGCTTTGCTCTTGGCCTTGCGCGCAACCGACAGGGCAATGGCAACAGCCTGATTCTGCGGCTTGCCGGCTTTCATTTCCGCCTTGATGTTGGCGCTCACGCTCTTGGCGCTATATCCCATCTTGAGTGGCATCACCATTTCACCTTGTTTGACCAATAAGCCCCGGACATCTTGCCCTTGGCGATGTTTTCAGCGTGGCGGGCTTTGAAGGCGGCCCGCCTTGCCTTGTCGGCTTTGCTTTCACCTTCGCGCGGTGGCGATCCCTTCACGCCCTGCTGGCCGAATCGGATCGTCTTTATTTCGTCGCCTTCCTTGGCGACAACGACATGGCTTTTCGTCGGATGGGTCGGTGTGCGTTTCGGCTTGTTATAGCCTTCCACGCCCACCGCCTTTAGTCTTGGGTCTTTCGCCATGTCATCACCTCACTTCGGCCAGCCTTGCACCAGCGCCCGCCGCTTCGCCTCGCAACGGGCAATCTCTGCACCGCGTTCGATCAACGCCAACTCCACCGCTTCCGCCGATCCGCCAAGCAATGCCGGGATGGCACAAGGCTGCAATGCATCACTTGGCGGTTGCGGGATTGCCAATGGCGGCGGCGTCACTTTGCGTGATGTGCTGCACCCGGCCATCATCAAGACAAGCAACATTGCTGCTAGGGTTCGCAACATAATATGTCCTCGTTATGGTTTGCGCTTTGCCCGCTCCGTTAGAAATACGCGACTGCGCTTCTGACAGCGCCACGCCAGCAGCATCAACTTGCGCCTGCAATGCCACCTCGCGCTGGCGCTGCACCTCTGCCGCCTTGGCTTGCACCGCCTGCCACTTGCCGCGCTCTGCATCAACGCCGCGCCCATAGGCCCACACATAAGCCGCCACGATCAGCAGCAAGCCGCCGACATAAGGTGCGATCCGCAAGGCCCAAGCTGGCACGAACATGATCAGATTTTCCGATGCCAGACAACGCCGCCCAACCCGCCGACGAACAGCGCGGTGATTAGCCATTGAACATTCTGGCTGGCCAGCGCCGCAGCATCAGCAGGCATGATCACCGGTATCACAAGCAGCGAGACAGCCAGCACGATTGCCAGCAAGCCCGCCCAAGTGGTTTTCTCGCGCAACCTAGCTTTGATATATTCGATCATGCCTCACCTGTTGTGTTAGCGGCTGCGGTTGCTGCGATGCGCGCTGCCGGGCCAATGGGTTGCCCGGCTGGCCAGCGCAAAGCAATGAGCCTGTCTCGCGTAAACCGACGAACATTGACAGCATCACCCTGATTGCCGCCAAGAATGTTCAAGCTGCCATCGGCGTTGACGCTATTCACAAAGCCGACATGGCCGCCGCCCTGCCGCTCAAACACGGCGATTGCGCCCATTGGTGGTGTGGCAGACAATGACAGCGGAATGCCCCAAGTCGCCCAAACCTTGGCGCGGATGGCAATCTTGGGCGGTGCAATGCCAGCCTGATGAACGCACCAGGCGGCGAAAAGCCCGCACCACGGCACCGAATCCGCCCCGTATGCAATGCCCAGCACTCGCGCGCCAAGCCTATTGCCCCAGGACATGATGACGGGATTATTCCCAGCGCCGGGAAGTTCCCTTGTGCCAATTAATTGTCGCGCTTCTGTTAGCCATCGCATTGCTCGACCTCCAAAGCTGCCAGCTTCAAAGCCCGCGCCATGACGGCGCGCGTTGCGCCTTGTAGCACATCGCTGCCAATTACGCCACGCAACCAAAACAATTCACTTTTGGCGACATCCGCAAACTCGCGCGCCCACAACATCGCCACATCATCGGCATGATCTGCAAACGTGTCAGCCTTAAGCGCCTCCCAAGGAATGCGGGCTTTCACTCAAACATTTCCGGTTTGACGGTCAGCGTGCTGACTTGGCCATATTTGGCGTGGTAGCTGATGGCATAGGCCGCCCGTTCTGCATGATAACCGCCTCGCGCCGCATAGGCGTCACGCGCCGCCAGCGTTGGGTGCTGCATCCATTTGATGCCGGAAAACTCTTTGACGACTTCGTGATGGTAGTGGCCGCTATGGCCATAGGCCATTGTTGTTTGCCCCCACATTTCGCGGAATTGGGATGCGAACAGCGCCGGCAAACCGTCCATCTTGACCTTGTGGCCATGA